CGCCGCCACGCGGCCAGCTCATCTGCCCACGCGTAGTGGTGCTGCGGTCCTCGGATGCGGTCCGGCTCGTCGGCCGAGTAGAGCATCTGGATCGCACCGTTGGGGTAGGTCAGCTTGCGCTTGGACGGCTCGTACACGGGGCGGAAGGTGGGCGGGGCGCACGCCAGGAGACCCGACTCGCCCTCGACCATGATGTCCCGGGTGTCGGCCGCCGTGGGCCCGACGAGAGCGCCGCGCTCAAGGTCGCGGGCCAGACGCCATGCCCACTCCGCGCCTGTGCGTGTCTTGCCGAAGCCACGGCCCGCGAGGGCCAGCAGCTGATCGTATTCGGTGTCGTTGCCGGGGAGCCGCTGAGCGGGCCGGGCGTGGGGGCCCGGCCTGCCGGGGTGTGGGGACCCGTCACAGTCCTTCTTCGAGCACAGCCACGGCACACGCCCGCTCTCGCGCGCCTGCACCATCTGTTCCAGCGTCTCGGCCACCTTGGAGAGCGAGGCGGTGTCGAGGCCGGCGAGCTGCGCCCGGCTGATCATTCCGCCTCAAGCTTCCGGAGGTATTCCTCGATCTTCTCCATGACGCCGTTCGGCTTGTCCGTCTCCACCCGCAACTGCAATGCCTGTTGCTGCGACTTGAGCGCCACGGCCAGAGCCTGCGTCCACCGGATGGACGGGTCCTGCCCCGGCTTGAGCATCTTCAGGTTGCTGTGGAGATGGACCAGAAGATCCTGCGTGATCTCCATGTGGTAGCTGCGGACGTTCGCCATGTCTTCGGCGTAGCCGTCGACCTCTGCTTTGGTGACGTAGCTGTCGTACGCGGCCACCCGCTCCTGCCAGTTCCACAGCTTCTTGGATGACCAGTTGCCGAGCTGGGAGTCGCTGGCCATGCCGAGTGCGATGCGGGTCCTGTCCAGGGAGCGCTCGCTGCCCTGAAGCATGTACGTGCGGAACGCCTGGTACGCCTTCGCGGTCTCGCCGGGGCGGATCGTCCAGATGTGTTCGTCGCTCACGTCCCCTCCTTCCTACGTGGGCGGCATCGAGATGGACGCGCCCGTTATCCACATGATGGCACCGACGATGACGGGGAAGCCGAGACCGGTCATGCCTGCCCGTGACCACCAGGTGATCCGGGAGTCACTCGCGGCCTGGTCTCCCTCGACGTGGTTGAAGCGCTGGGCCACCAGCTCCATGTCGGATCTTCGCTGCTCCTGCGTGACCATTGTGGCGAGCGCGCCTTCGATGCGGGCGGTGGTCTGGGCCTGCGTGTCGAGCTGCCGGGACACGGTGCGGATCATCTCGAAGACCGTCGGCTGCGACGGGTCGGTAGCCGTACTCATGCGTCCAGCTTGGACGAGACCACCTTGAGCAACGCCATGAGTGCGTTGAGCGTGGTCTGCTGCTGCGCGGCCAGAAGGGTGAGCGCGGCGACCCGGTCATCGATGTCATCGGCGACCCTCTTGGTGTTGCGGACGTAGGCGTAGACGTCGCTCGTCTCGTCCTGGCCCTTGTACAGCCACACTTCCTTGGCAGTCGGGTTGGCCACGGTGGTGTCTCCTGTGTTGTCGGTCCCCTTGGCGGCGGACAGGATGGCGGCGATCGGGAAGGCCCCGGGGTCGCCGTGGTCGTTCTCGGGTACGTGCTGGTGCCCGCAGTGTCCCTTGAAGCCTTCCCACTGGGCGCTGGTCATGCGCACCGGGCTGTTGCCGTAGCTGGACGGGTACGGGCGGAAGGTGACGCCGGAGGTGAGCGGTACGCCGTGGTTGGCGTTGGCCCATGCGGCGAAGTCGCCGAGCTGCTCGATCACCCATGTGGGCAGGTTCGGCGTGTACAGGTGTTCCTTGCCGGCCCACTCCTGATGGGTGGCGGGGTCGCACGTGCCGACGAGTTCGATCTGTACGGCGTTGAGCGTGTTCGTCTCGACGCCCCCGGCCTTGTTCACGAGCGCGCGGGAGGACGTATCAAAGTCGAAGTGCTGGTACCAGCGCAGCTTCTTGGCTGCGAAGTCGGGGAGCGCCGTGAAGTTGGGCGCCTCGCTCCCGCCGTTGTAGCTCGGCAGGGTGCGGCCCTCTGTGGTGTGCCACACGACGACGTTGGACTCCATCGAGTCGCCCGGGTACTTGGAGCCGTACCAGTACGTGAGGCTGGCCCCTGGGTACTTCTGTGGCCCTGTCTTGGTCATGCGTCCCCCTTCATGTAGTTGCTGTGTCCACAGGGTACGCAGAAACCCCACCCGAGGCAGAGGCGGGTGGGGTTTCGTATTGCGGGGACGCAACGGCGTCAGTCTATCCGGTACTCCCAGTCTTGTTCCGGGTAGACGGGGGTGGTTGCGACTGCGGTGTCGTTGCCGTCCGTGATGGTGCGCTTGGTGATGCTGACGGTCGGTGCACCGTGCTTGACCGAGCCCCACGCCTTGAGCGTGGCTACTGCCTTGTCCTCGGTCATCCATCCGTCGACCAGGGGGCTGATGCGGTACTCGACTACGCGTTCGGTCATGAGAGCACCGCCGCGAGGATGCTGCCGAGCACGCACATCAGGAGCAGGAAGATCCCGCCGCAGCCTGTGCTCGGCTCGTTGTCGAAGTACCGCTTGTCCATGACCTCGCGCTTGCTGTGCCCGCGCTGGGGGTCACGGGGCGGGCGGCGGGTCCCGCCGAACGTGCTCTTCTCCCACTGCTCACGCGGCATCGTCGTCCCCCTCGATGTCCGGGTCGATCAGGTCGGCCGCCGCACGCTGACCAAACCCCACGTAGTAGGGGTCACCGAAGTTCGCTGACCGGATCTCGGCCGCCGCTTCCCGGCGCGCCTGGTCGATGATTGCCTGAAGGGCGCGGATCTGCTCCGGTGTGAACCTCAGGCTCGGCATCCGGTCACCGTGCCGTCCGATGCCGAGCTCCATGGCCAGCCCGTCCACCAGCGCCAGCATCCCGTCTGTGACGCTCATCAGTGACCGCATCCCTTCGTCCACCAGCCGCACTTGCCGCAGTACGTCCCACCGTCGTGCCCGCTCATGCTCCGGCCACCTTCCGGCACCCCTGGTCCGGCGTCCACGTCGGGTAGTCCGCGTCGGTGGAGCAGCAGTCCGGGTGGCAGCGTGCCGCCTCGGTGAATGCCGCGTCCTCGTCTGTCTCCATCTGGTGCAGTACGTCGCACATGGTGCGTCCCCTTGTCGTCGTCTTCTACTGCCTCTGCCCCCGCCTCCTGGTGGAGGACGGGGGCGGCGGAGCTGAGGCGACTACCTGATCCGCTGGGCGATCCGGCGGGCATCCGTGCGGGTGATGCTCAGCGCGTCCGCCAGGCCCCGGTGCAGTTCCGCCAGCGTCCTCATTGCCTGACCCCGGCTTCCGTCGATGCGGCCCGCCCGGCGGCTGGCCTTGATTCCGGCGACGAACCGGTAGGGGACGGGGTAGGACGTTCCGTCCAGGGTGACCTTGGTGGGCTGCGTGTTGGCTGCGACCTTGGCGGTGATCTCTGCGATCTGGCTGGCGGTGAGGTTCATGATCACTCCTGTGTTTCGTCCCCGGCTGATGTCTCTAGTAGACACCATGTGGTGCGATCGCGTCAACCCCTGGCGGGGGCCGGTCTCCCGGCCCCCTTCGATCAGCGCCTGTTGCGGGATGCGAGATCCTCCATCAGGTGGCCGCCTCCGCACTCCCCGACGCTCTTGATGCCTCGCTCCATCAGGGCGTCCCGGATGGCCTCGCAGTTGTACTCGTCCGTCCCGCTGGGCCAGTACCGCTGAACCTGAGCCAGCAGTCGGGAGCCGTCCGCCTTGTGCTCGGCCTTTGCCTTCAGTTGCTCCGCGATCCGCTGTCCGTCCGTCATGATCTTGACCTTTCGTCGTCCCCGGCTGATGTCTCTAGTAGACACCCTATGGTGCGATCGCGTCAACCCTTGGTGCGGTACGACCGGCGCTCGGCGTGAACCGTGACCGTGATCTGCGCCCCGCCGTACTTCGACTCAACGCTGTGACCAGCCTCTTCGCGGATAAGAGGGGCCGGAACCCGGTGGGGGAGCGGGGTTGAGTGCAGCCAGCACACAACCCACCCCGCGACCGCGAGCCAGAGGATCGGCGCGTACCAGCAGACGGCAGTGGCACCGGACCAGAGGAGCATCAGCCCCACGATCCGGTGCCACTGCCAGCGCCACGGCGCTCTCACGACGACCCCGGCAGCCAGATACCCGACATGTTCGCGGCCGACGCGAGAGGCACAGCCAGCAGGCCCAGGTAGCCCCGCACCAGGCCGGTCAGGATGCCGGCCAGGATGCCCTGTCGCATCGCCGAGCGGACCGCTTCCCGGCGCCGCATCACCACCACGACGATCGCGGTGAAGACCAGCACCATGGCCAGCCCGCCGTTCGTCAGGGCCAGGACGGACGCGTTCTGCACCGAAGCACGATGGCCGCCGACACCCCAGATCAGGGCCCCGTCACCGAGCCAGCCGCCGCCCCACAGGATCGCGTCCCCGAACCACCCCAGCAGGCCGCCACAGAGCAGCAGGAGCACGCCGTAGCAGTAGCCGGACAGGAAGGGCAGGATGCCGATCGCACAGCCAAGGGGGTCCTTGGTGAGCTGCTTGCGGGTCGGCCACCAGGTACCGATGTTGAGCACGACCAGGAAGAGGCCGAGCACGAAGGAGCCGAGGGTGGCCCCGTCCTTGAAAGTCATGACAGACCCTCCCTTTTCGCCGCTCGGTAGGCTCGCATTCTCTCGCGCCGACATGTCCTACACCGCCGCTTCCCACCTGACTCCACGCAAAGGTTTTGACCCTCATACGGGTGGCCGGCAGGGCAGTGTGTCCGCTGTCCTGAGGGGGGATTTCCGAGGTACCCCCTCCTTTCGCGGTTATTATTTCGATTACATGTCTTGCACTGCCGACCCCCGCCCGGCGACACGTAGAGGTTTTGGCCCTCATACGGGTGGCCGGCAGGGCAGCTCTCTTTGGTGGCATTCATTGCGGACGGGCCTACACCGCGAAGGGTATTTTCCCTTGGGGTGACGGGCTCCAAGTGCTCCGGGTTCACACAGCTACGGACCCGGCACAAGTGATCGATCTCCAATTCGTCGGGGATTGCCCCAACGAAAGCGACATACGAAAATCTGTGCGCCCGCAGCCTCCGCTGATCGCGCCGAAACATCCCGTATCCACCACATGAGATAGTCCCCACCCAGAGCCAGCAACCACCCTCACGCGTCTCCTTTCGAACCCGAGCCCAAAACTTCTGGAGTTCCCCGCTCGTGATGGGGGCGTTGATGGGGATGCTCGATTTGGGGCTCACGGTGTCCACCACCCGAGCGCCCACGTGAAGCCGAGGAATGCCCACAGGCACAGCTCGATGGAGACGCCCCAGACGATCCACTCGGCGCGCTTGCCCGGCTTCTCCGTGAACGCGAGCCCGACAATGGCGAGCACGGCGAGCACGGCCCACATCAGGAATGTGATCAGTGTGCTCATGAGGTGCACCCCTGGTGCTCGATGGTGAGGGCCGCGCACAGGCGCTGTGCCCGTGCCGTGCCTGTGCTCAGCTCTGTCTTGATGGCGCGCACGCCGGGCACGCCCTGTGTCTGTTCTGCGAGCACGCGGGCACGCTCCATGAACGCTGTGTCCGACGGGAGGAGCACGCCCGTGCGCACGTGCTCGGTAACCGTGTCCGTGAACGTGCTCGCCGGGAACGTGTCCGGCAGCGGGGGAACGGACACGTGCTTGGGCACGAGGTGGAGCACGGTGGCGGGCACGGGGTCAGGGATCTCCACCACGTCAAGCACAGCGGGCGTGCTCGTGTAGACCGTGCACGTGCCCCCGTGCCCCTCGCACTGAACGTGCCCGTGCTCGCACACGTCCCAGCGTGCCGCAAGCACGGCCTCTTCGGCGTGCTCGTTCCAGTCGTCACCCCATGCGTCGGTCTGTGCCCGGACCTCTTCCTGTGCCGTGCTTGCCAGCCGCGACACCTCCTCCCAGTCGATTGGGTCCGCCGTGTGCTCGGGCACGGGAGGCGTGCTCGTGTGCTCGTGCTCGGTCGTCCCCCACAGCTTCCGTTCCCGCGCCTCGCCCGGCGTACTCAGGGCGTGGACACGCCAGAGCACCAGCGGCGCGATCGCGGACACGGCCGTGATCAGGATCCAGTCGACATGGAGCACACCCGCCGTGACCAGGTGGCTGGCCGCGTTCACGCCGACCATGGCGAGCACGGCCGTAAGAACCTCGCGGTGTGACCGCAGTGCACGCACGGCGTAGGCGTCGAGTGCGCCGGGCACGGCAGCGGCGATGAACTGATTCATGCCGATCGCCCGTGCGAGTTCGTACTCGGCCGAGGCGGTGGCCACCAGCGCGAAGCCGGCGGCCACCCACTTCAACCAGTCGTTGCCGCGTCCCCACGCCTTCATGCGGTGAGCACCCCCAGGCAGGCGCATCGGGTGCGCTTGCCGACGATGAGGAAGCGTGCTCCGCAGTGTGTGACTCCGTGCGCCTCATGACGGCAGATCGGGCACTCGGCCGATCCGTCGATCACCGTCATGTCTTGCGGCACGGCGATTGGCTCCGGCCGCCGCTCGCCGGTCGCGAGCCAGTGAGCGAACTCGTCCGCCGTGTTGAGCACGCCCGCTGTGGTTACCGGGACGGGCACCGAGGACCAGAGTTCTGCGGCCATCCGGAGCGCCTGCGAACGGTGCATCGAGGTGATGACCGGCTCCGGCCGCTCCGCGTTGCCGCACGCGCAGGGGTGGTGGAGGCACCCCTGTGCCGGGTTGTGATCCGTGACCGGGTGGGCGCAGATCAGGCACTCGGGCCCGTCCGGGGCCGGGGTTGACTCCGCGCAGTAGATATCGCCCCGGACTCCCAGGCATTCCGACAACACGCGGTGGGCCGTATGCAGGTGCCGACCGTGGTCGTGTCCGTAACCGCACCAGAGCTCGGACGGCTCGGTCTGCCGGCCGCGCCACCGCTGGAGACCCTTGATCAGGTCCTTGACCGCTGCCGGGTCGAGGTAGCAGGAGATCTGCCGCTGTCGACTGACGTTCCATACGCCCAGGGTCATGCGCTCGTCGGTGGCGGAGATGAACTCGACCGAGTCCCCGTCCACGTCGGTGTACTTGAAGAAGCTCTCTGCGTTGTCGACCATGTCAGCGGCCCTCCCGTCCGCACGTGGCGATGAGGAGCGTGGCGAATGCCTCGGGGCGCTTGAGCTTGGCGCGCGCCGCATCGGCCAGTCCCTCGCGGCCGACCAGGTGGGCGGCGTCGCACTGGTCGTTCTTCTCCTTCTCTGTCTGGGGCGACCACGACTCGGCGAACACGTGCTGCTCGGCGGCGGTGGGCTTGTACGGGTCGGCCGGCTCACCGCATGCGGTGACTCCTGCCAGAATGGCGGCCGCGATGGCCAGGGCTCGGAAGGTCTTCATGATGCTGTCCCCTCGGACTTGGTCTTGACGGGGAACCGGAAGTCCCGGCACCCGCAACTCATGTCGTTCTCTGTGCGCTGCCAGCACCCGGTGTCCCGGGCGTGGGCGCTGTTCTGGTGGCCGCAGCCACACATGGCGTTGGCCAGGACGGGCGCCTCCCACAGGGCCCAGGCTTTGGGGCCGTCTCCGGTCAGCAGCCGGAAGCACACCTGGCCCTTGATGCGGTAGGACACCAGGGGCAGCGCGTCGACGCCGACCCGCGCCGCCACGCTGCGTACCGCACGGCGCTCGGCCGGGGAGATCAGCGGGTTGGAGACCTTTGCCTGAATCCACAGGGTGTGGACGTCCCCAACCGCGACCACGTCGATCTTGCCCCGGCTGCCGGAGGAGCGGAGTACGTCGTACCCGCGCTCCTTCAGGTGGGCCATGATCTGGAGCTCGAAGTTGGCTCCCTGCCGGTTCGTGTTCTTCGCCTTGCGGACTGCCATCACTTCTTCCCGGTCCGGGCCGCTGCCTTGAGCAGCACCCACGTCACGGCGGCAGTGAACGAGATGACCAGCCATCCGCCCGCCACGGCCGACATGTACACGAACACGTTCCATGCGCTCACTGCGTCCCCCTGCGGTCCATATTGAATGCCCCAATTTGTCTAGGTTTGGTGTTTGATCTTTCACTGCCGCTGCCCCGGTCCCTTTCGGGGACCGGGGCGGTGGGGCTGGTCAGGCGACCGAGTGGCCGTTGCGGGTGACTGTCTCGCGGGCCAGGGCGACCGCCTCTTCCTTGGTGCGGACCCACTCGGTGACGTGGATTCCGTTGGCCGTTCCGACCCACTTACCCTGCGTCTTCGTGGCTGCGATTGTGTAGGTCATTTTGTACCCCTTCGTTGTGTTCCCCTTGCGATGTCTCTAGTAGACACCATGTGGTGCGATCGCGTCAACCCCTACTTCTCGTAGAGCTGACCCCAGCGCTCACCGAACACGAACGGCTTGCCCTGACCGGCCGTGATGCTGACCGGGCGCGAGGCCCCGGCGGGTGCCCACATGCGGGACATGGCAGCCTGAGCGATGCGGGCGATCTCCTCCCGGTCCTTTTTCGGGACGGACAGGACGATCTCGTCGTGGACGATGACCCGCAGCATGGGCAGGATCTCCGGCGCCGTGGCGGCCAGGGTGAGCAGCCCCTCAGCGATCAGGTCGCGGGTCGTCGACTGGCCAAGCATGGCCGGAGACTGGGTATACGCCCGGTCCGGGTCGACGCGCAGCTTCCGGCCGAACCCGTTGTCCAGCAGTACGCCGACCTCTCCCAGCGCGCGAACCTCGGACTGCCACCTCAGCACCCGGCCGAACCGGCTTCGCATGGACTGGTCCACAGAGGCGGCCGCATCCATCGTGACGCCGGGCGTGTTCTCCACCATGCCCTTGATGCCCCGGCCGTACAGCCATCCGAGGTCCAGGGACTTGGCCGCGTGGCGGTGCGTCCCCTCGTGGTCGCCGAACGCCATGTCCGAGATCTCCGAGTGGAAGTCGCGCGACGGGTCGTTCAGGATCGCGATCAGGTTCTCGTCCTGCGAGTGCGCGGCCACACACCGAATGTCGATCTGGTCGAGGTCGATCGAGACCAGGACCTCATCGTCGTCGGCGGTGAGGAAGTACCGCTCGCTGTCCTGCACGCCCTTCTTGAGGACGGTCAGGCCCGGGTCGAGGATCGACCAGCGGCCGGTCGCCTGGAACGGCAGGAACGCCGGGTGCACCCGGCCGGAGTGAACATGGCGCAGCACATTGGCGGCGTTGTTCCTGATGCCGTTCATGCCCTGCACCGCCTCAATGACCGGCACGGCGGCGGGGACGTGCTGCTCGGCGTGATTCAGCGCATAGGCCATCGTCTCCTTGGACAGGGACAGCGCCCCGTCCTTCCCGCGCGGCCAACTGGAGACAGGGAAGCCGAGGGCTCCCAGCGCCTGCTCGAACGCCGCCTTGCCCTGCTTGGTGCGCTGCGGCGCGGCGGCCTCCTTGCCCGCCATGTTGGTGAGGGGGAAGCCGTGCTCGACCGCGAGCATGGTGCGCCCGGCATCGGCGCGGGCGGCGAGCTCCTCAGCGCGCTTGTGCAGGCCGCTCACGTCCACCTTGAAGCCGTTCAGCGTGGCCCGTGCGGTGACCGCGCAGACGCGCGCCTCGCGCTCCTCATAGGGGTCGTAGGGGATGGCCGCGTCCAGCTCTGCCGTGACGGCCAGATCCTCGCGCAGGTACTCGACGTAGCGGGGGTCGCTCGCAGGGATGTGGTCCCACCCGCCGTACTCCTTGGCGAGGGCTGCGCCCAGTCCGGACTTGCCCGGCCGGCCAAGGTAGCGCTCTGACAGGGCGTCCATCGAGTACGACTTGAAGCCGGGGCCGGAGCTGGTCTGGTAGCTGGTGGGCGGGTCGTTCTGGAACGCGGCGATGCGCAGATCACGTCCGCCGATGATCGTCTGCTCCACCGGGATGTTGTGGTGGCGGTCCATGGCGATCGAGTCGAAGAAGAAGTTGTTCACCCCGACCAGGGGGCGACGCTCCATCAGGCTCAACGGGCCCGCTCCTGCCGCCTCCACCACGTGGTCACCGACGCCGACCAGCTTCACGAACGTGCCGTAGTCGGTGGCGAACAGGTCATCGGCGTTGCCGGTCTCGATGTCGAACGGGATGAAGCCGTGGGGCTCTTCCGGGAGGGGGGTAGAAAGCGCTCTCTGCTCTGGAGGACATACCGGACTCTCGCCGGAAACACCAGGTCCGACCTGCGGGTTACCGTGGTTACTTCTCGAATTGTTAACCCTCGGGAGAGACTCAACTTCTCGGTTAACCATCGGAGAAGTAACCGAGGTAACCGGCCCCTCGAAGGGGTCTGCTTTGTCCCCGTTTCCACCCCGGGCGATACCGACCTGGCGCCACACCTTCGTGGCCTTCCCATTGATCTTGACCGTGTGCCGGTCCACCCGGCGTTGCTGTACCTCCGAGTGCATCGAGAACCGCTGGCTGAACAGGACGGCCGACCACTCCTTGTTTCCCTGCGGGACGAGCCACGCGTTGAACTCGCGGTGCAGGTCCACGCACGGGGTCTGCTCGTCCGCGCCGAACACCAGTCGGTCACCGATGAAAGCGAGGATCTGATCACCGTCCTCGCGCCATTCCCGGGTGTCGTGCTCGACCCGCTCCGGCTTGATGCCGAACACCGACTTGTTCGCGTACCAGCGCACCGACCCGGCCACGGCCCACGACAGTGCTGCGCGGGCCACTGACGGGCTCTTGCACCGCTCCCTGAGCTCGGGGTCACCGAGGATGTCGAGAGGCCCTGTGACGTCCTCCTGTGACTTCCGGAAGGTGTACGGGAACCGGACCAGCGCGAGACGTCGCCACGTTCCGTGGTCCGACTCGGTCACCTGCGGCTTGAAGTTCGTGTTCACGAACATGGAGTGGGTGGCATAGAACGTCACCGAGTCCTGCCGGATTTTGCGGGCCGTGATCTCCGGCGTGCCGACCGTGGTCCGCAGGTGCTGCGGGTCGAGGCGACGGGCCTCTGGGGTCTCCTCCATCATCGCGTAGCGGGCGCCACGGAAGTCCATCAGCTCGGTCGGGTGCTGGTCGGCCGATCCGGTGAGCACCCGGTGAGACACCATCACGAAATACGAGCCCGCCGCCGTACGCAATGGGACGTTGATCGTCGACTTGCCGTTCTCCCCGCCGCCCTGCTGCACCACCAGCACATCATCGGGCGTCATATAGCCGGTAAAGGCCTGCCCGATTCGGAGCTGGTACCAGTCGTGCATGTCCTCGGGCAGCGCCCGCAGCGCCTGCGTGAAGTCGGGGTCGGTCCACCCGGCCACGTAGTCGACGCCGGTCATCTTAGTCATCAGGTGATCAGGGCTCGGTGGGATCAACTCCCCGGTACGCAGGTCCACCACCCCGTTCGGACAGTTGAGCAAGTCGGGGTGGGCGTCGAACTTGGCCGGGTCACAGAGCAACGGTCCCTTGGCCAGTCCTCCCAGCGCGCGCAGCCGGCCGGAGCCGAGGACGGAGCGCCACCCCTCCACCTGCGACTTGAGGTCCCGGTTGGGGTCGTTGCGCTGTTCGGTGAGAACGGCCTGCCAGCGGTCGATCGCCCACTGACGGATCTCCTCTGTCAGTTCCACGTCGCTGGACTCGGCCCACCGGGCCCCGTCGTAATGCATCCATCCGAGCCCGGCGGCCCACAGGAACCGGCCACTCAGTCGCTCGTCACAGACCGCGTCGGTCAGGAAGGAGTCGGAGAACGCGGCATCCTTGGCTCCGTCCGTGGGCAACTGCGTGACGGCCGCTTCAAACAGGGCGTCCCGTTCGCCACCCGCCGCAAAGTAGTCGTCGACCCCCTTGACGGGCACGCCGTTCAGCTCGGCCGGGATGATGAGGTAGAAGACTGTGGCCGCACCCTTGGACTTGAGCCACTCCCCGAGTCGTTTCATGGCCAGCATGACGGGACGCTTTTCGCGTGCGTCCGAGTCGAAGCAGATGACGACGTTGCGGTCCTTGAGTGGGATGTCCTCCCAGTCTCCGAGGGTGCCCGACTTGTTGCGCCAGTTCCACACACCGGAGAGAGCGACCGCGACCGTGCCGCGTGACGCCAGGCAGTCAGCCTTCTTCACTCCCTCGTTGATCCAGAGTGCCTGCTTGGTGTCGCGGATGGAGTCCCCGAGGCACGGCGGGACGTCGATCGTGGCCGGCTTCCCGGTGGCCGAGGCGTACTTCTGCGCCTTGTCCTTCCCGGGCGGGAGCTGCGGTACGGCCGGCTTGAATTGGAAGGAGGTCTGCTCCCCGCTGGACCGGTACATGGGGATCAGCAGGCCGGGGAACGCATCGTCGGAGCGGATTGCCCAGAGGGGGACGCCCATCTCCCGCAGCTCATCGCGCTCGCTCACCTCGACAGTCCGGTAGCCGCGCGCCTCGATCAGCTCCTGAGTGATGCGGGAGCCGTTGAGTTCTGCCTTGTGGATATCGCTCAGTGTCACGGTGGGTTAGCCTTTCGGTGTGTCATGCGGTACGGGAACGGCCGGGGTGAGGGCATGCAGCCTCAAGCGGTCCGGCCGTTCCTGGAAAACCGAGCGTACGTCTGCCAGCGCGGTGTAGTGGACAGCTCGCCAGAGCTGGTTGGTCCCCTTAGGGATGACCGCTCCGTCCTCCCGGACAGCGGCGCGCAGCACGTCATCCAGATACCACCAGTCCGATCCACTGGGGATGCGCGCCAGGAACCACTCCTCTGGGTAGAACTTCCAGGCCCATTCGCACTGGAGATCTCCGGAACACTCGTCCCGGACCCAGCGTCCGAGCCGGGAGCAGCGGTGGCCCCGCTTGACGGACTGGGATTTGATCATCCATGCGAGTGGGGCCCGGATGACCACGGGCGGCGGTGAGTTCAGCCCGGCGCTCAGCAGCTCGCGCAGTGCCTCGGAGTTCCCCAGATCGTGTCCCGTGGCCCAGCTTTCCAGCCGGGACCAGAGACCTTCCGGGATTCGTACGGTGCGGGGCTGTGTCTCCCCGTGCTCCAGTGAGTTGCGTGTCATGCCGAGTAACGTATGCGGTTAAGACGAGTTGGTCAACTCTTGAGGCCCTTGCGCACCGCTTCCAGCTCATCCCGGTCGAACCACACCCGGCCGTTCATGGGGTCGCGGTGCTGCGTGATCCGGCCCGCGATGGCCCACCTCTTGATGGTGCGGATCGTCACGCCTGTGATAGCGGCGGCGGTGCCTCGGTCCACTAGCTGCGACTTCTTGGGGGTATCCATACCCACAGGGTATCCCGGGTGTCCACTGTTGACACTTCCGACCCGGGATGGCACGATCGAACCATGAAGCTGACCCAGAGAGAACACGACACCCTTCGCCTCATGGCTCAGGGATCCTCCCGCCCCTACGCCGGGCGCCTGATGAAGAGCAGCGCGAGCAGCGTTCAGCGCACGCTGTCCGACCTGTATCGCCGGACCAACACCCGGACCACCGTCGAGCTGATCTCCTTCCTGATCACGGTCGGCGTCCTGAAGCTGGACCTGCGCGACGACTTCCCGGACTGCGTCGTCGAGGGAGCCACCGACGGTACCTTCGACCCGTACTTCGGGCTGGCAGAGAACCGGACGCCGTGAATGAGGACACCGGAGCAGCGCCGGGCGTGGCGCAAGGACATCAAGGCGCGCGCCGAGAAGGACCCCGCCATGCGCGACCGCGCGGGGCACGGGCGGTGGTACACGTACAGCGATCTGGGTTGTCGCTGCCGTCCCTGCATCGACGCGGGGAACGAGAAGTCGGTGATGCGTACAGCGCACCGGGCGGGCCGGTTCTGCGGATCACCCTTGTGCGTCCGCTGCGTGTTGGGTGGCGCACCGTCGCCGACCGAGTCATGAAGGAGTGGCAGTGAGGTTCAACAAGTACGAGAAGCGCCTGATCTGGATCGTCGGGATCTTCCTGGCCGTGGTGTGGATTGCGAGCCAGCGATGACTGAGTGGATCGAGAGCAGGGGATTCGAGGGAGACGGGGAACCGCTTGTCCGGTTGATCGTGAGCGGTCGACTCGGGGACTACGTCGTGTACCTCCAAGTCATCGCATCTGTGGAGACGTACGACGTGACCGGATCCATCCTGCGAGACGATTTGGCAGCACAATTCTCTCGGGAGCATCCCACAGCCACGAACGTCCAGCACGATGTCAGGGTCTGGAGGGGCGACGATGACTGAACTCAAGCTCAGGCCGTACCAGACCGAGGCGATCGACGCCGTGTTCTCTGCGTGGTCCGATGGCATGCAGCGCCCGGCCATCGTGCTCCCCACCGGGGCCGGGAAGACGGTCGTCTTCTCCCACCTGGTGAGGCGGTTCCGGTCGGCTCCGAATCTGGTCATGGCACCGAACCGGGGTCTCCGCGTCATCATCCTGGTGCACCGTGATGAGCTCGCGGACCAGGCCATCGTCAAGCTGCGGTCCATCGCGCCGGGCCTGAACGTGGGCAAGGTCAAGGCGGAGTCGAACGACATCGACGCCGACGTCATGGTCTGCTCGGTGCAGACCCTCGCGGTAAAGCGGCGCCTTGACGCGCTGGTCGGCGATCAGCACTCAGCGTATGGGCCGGTCGGTCTCATCATCACGGACGAGTGCCATCACGCGGCTGCTGCGTCGTACAAGAAGGTGTACGCCGCCTTCCCCGATGCGCTACAGCTCGGCGTCACGGCGACCATGGCGCGCGGGGACGGAGTCGGCCTCGGGTCCACGTGGGAAGAGGTCGTGTTCTCGCGCTCGCTCCTATGGATGATCTCCAAGGGGTATCTGTCCGACGTCAAGGCGGTGCGCGTCGACATCGACGGATTCGACCTGGGAGCGGTCCGGGTCAGTCGCGGCGACTACCAGGCCGGCGCGCTGGGCGAGGCGATGGAGGCGGCAGGCGCCGACAAGGTGATTGCCCGCGCGTACAAGGAGCACGCGGCCGACCGGCAGGGCGTGGTCTTCACGCCGACAGTCGAGACGGCGATCAGCACATCGCTCGCGCTGCATCAGGCGGGCATCCCGTCGCAGTTCATCTCGGGCGAGACGCACCCGGAGACGCGGCGGGAGATCTACGAACAGTTCCGCACGGGCAAGGTGCAGGTGCTGGTGAACTGCATGGTGCTGACGGAGGGGTTCGACGCGCCGTGGGCATCGTGCGCGGTCATCGCCCGGCCGACGCAGTCCAACCCGCTCTACATTCAGATGGTGGGCCGGGCGCTGCGGCCCTACCCCGGCAAGACCGAAGCGCTGGTCCTCGACATGGTCGGCGCGTCCTCGAACAAGCTCCGGACCCTGGTCGACCTTGAGCCCGGCTCCGTGCTCTCCGTGAAGGATGGCGAGCTGCTGGCCGACGCGGTCGTACGAGAGGCCGAGGAAGCCAGCCAGGTGCCCGCTCAGGGCTCCGTGGCGTTCGCCCTGAAGCACAGGGAGCTGGACCTGTTCGCGGCCTCTGAGAAGGCGTGGAGCCGCACTCAGAAGGGCGTCCTGTTCATCGGCTGCGGGGACACGACCGTGTTCCTGTGGCGGGACGACGCGGCGTGGGCGGTCTGCACCATCACCAAGGGTGAGAGCCCGAAGTACACGCAGTACCGGGGCATGGATCTGTCCGGAGCGATGGCGTGGGGTGAGGCGGTGGCCGAGGACTACGAGACGTTCGGCATCAGTCGGGGCGCGGCGTGGCGGAAGAAGAAGCCGTCGGAGAAGGTGGTCGCGCTGGCCGAACGGCTCGGCGTCGAGCACGAGGGCAAGCGGGCCGGCGAAGTGTCCGAGGCCATCGATATCGTGTTCAAGTCGAGGATGCTCGACCCACATGTCCCTGTGTAGGGCTTGACTCGATCGCACCATAGGGTGTCTACTAGAGACATCGAAAGGGGAACACGGAAATGAAGTTCCTGCACATGATCGGTTTCTGTTTCTGCGGGCGAATCCGCCCCTGCTCAATCCACGGAGGCAAGTGAAATGGCCGACAAGGTCTACACCCCCGCAATCGTCGTCACCGACGCAGGCACCGCCAATGGCGAGTCCCGCGTCACCGACACTCAGTCCGGCAACTCGGTAGTCGTCCCCACCACGGTGGCCGGCATCTCGCAGGGCATCAAGGACGTCAACAAGTGATGGGGTGGGGAGTGGTCGTGGTGATCGCGATCATCCTGGTCCTGCTGTCGACGTACAAGAGCAAGTAGAAAGCGAGACGGGCCCCGGTGAATGGGGCCCGTCTCTCCATCGTAAGGGGAGAGACATGGCTTGTGGAACATGCAGGGAGCCGGGGCACACCAAGCGGACGTGCCCGACCGGCCAGCCGGAACCGTCGCTGACGGCTCAGGTCATCGACGCACTCAACCGGCGCACCCCAGAGCAGAAGGCAGAGACCGCAGCACGCATGGACGCGGTGGCGAGCGAGGCACTGGGACTCCCCCGGGACCCGATCTACACTGGGGACACGCCGGGTTTTTGGTTCAACGCAGCGTTCCCCGGTATCTGCGAGGAATGCGGCAAGGGCTTCGAGCAGGGCCACACGGTGCGCGCAGATGGACAGGGCGGGTACCAGTGCCGTGACTGCTCACCTGAAGTCAAGGCGGTGGAGCAGGGACAGGCGTGGGAGCGGCCGACAGCGGCGAACGTGAAGCTGCCGAGCATGCCGCCGGAGCACCTGGCCACGACCAGGGTGGAAGAGGAGATTATCGACGTGCAGTCCAAGGTGCTGGCCGACTTCTTCACCGCGCCTGCCCCGGTGTCGGACAAGCCGGCGACCCTGCGCACGGACCGCAACGGGCACCGCCTGAAGGATCCCGTCCTCGGGGACTTCCGCCGGTACAAGAACGGCAACGTCAAGTCGGTCCGCCGGGTGACCACCTTCAACAAGGCGGTCGAAGACACGTCTGGCCTGACCGACTGGCAGAAGGTCAACGTCCTGGTTGGTGCTGCGGCCCGGCCCGAGGTCGCGGCCGACGCTCACGGCAAGACATGGGACACGCACAAGGATGAGCTCAAGGGTCTCGTCAAGATCCTGGAAGAGGCTGCCGGCTCCAAGAAGGCGGCCGACACAGGCACCCTGCTTCACAAGCTGTGTGAGCGCTGGGACAAGGGAGAAGTCACCCTGGACCAGGTCCCCCCGGCGTTCCGCCCGTTCGTGGTCCTGTACCGCGACGCCCTGAAGGCTGCGGGGCTGCGCGCCGTGACGGGCATGCAGGAGCTGACGACGTTCATCGAAGAGTGGGGCGGGGTGTCCGGCTCGTTCGACAACGTCTACGAGCACGTCGCGACCGGCGCCTACTACATCGGCGACATCAAGACCGGCAAGTCGATGGATTACGGGTGGGATCCGATCGAGTGCCAGGAGGCTATCTACGCCCACGGATACAACCGGCACGGAACCTACAACTGGGACGCCGGGGAGTGGGAACCCCCGAAGCTGCGCGTGTCGCAGGAGTGGGGCATCGTGATCCACCTGCCCACCAAGGGCGACCACGTCGGGACGTGCCGGGCGCTGGCCGCCGACCTTGAGCGGGGATGGGACTACGCGGCCGAGTGCGGGTCTGTCCTGGCCCGCCGGTCCCTGCGCCCCAAACCCATCCCGTTCTCCTCCCTGGCGCCCGCACAGGCGCCTGCCGAGACGGAGCTGTGGGACTGGTCGGTGAAGTTCTCCGGCGTCGCCACGATCGCCGAGGCTGGCACCCTGTGGCAGGAAGCGAAGGATGCCGGGATCGACCCGATGGAGCTGAACCGGCTGGTGCAGCTCGCGCAGTCGGCACTCCGGAGCGCCGGGGTAACCGGGTAGTTGTCTACTGTTGACACAGCTTGGCCGGCGGCATAGAGTAGGTCTTGTTCAACGGAGGAGCGGTTCCCATCCATCGCTCGGGTAGCTTCCGCTCCTCCCCCAAGACTCCCTTACCTGGGAAGGCGAGGGTTCCGCAGTAGCTCAATGGTAGAGCGCCACCCGCTAAGGGTGAGTGGGGCGAAAGCCTCCGAGGCTGAGGGTTCGAATCCCTCTTGCGGAGCAGGCGAACCCAACAAGGCGCGACGAACATATGCGTATGAGGTAAGTAGCCTGGCGGCGGCCGTAAAACGTGGCGCGTGCTGGACCTGAAGGGTCATTCTGGAAGGCGGCCAGTAATCCGGTTCAACTCCGGTTCACGCACAGATCTACGATCCACCGATGATCGGCAAACGGCTTCCGGCCGGTACCCCTGATTCGGACGAGAGATCTGGTGAGGCTCGGCTCAACTGGTCGGAAGAGCCGTTGCAGGGAAGTCCATCCCGAACCTAAACCAAACGGACACGGTACGGTCGGTAAGCAGAGTCTGGGCCGATCAAATCCGGGGGCTCGGCCGGGCGCAGAACCACCCAACCGGCCGGGCCCCACCACCCAAGGTATTCACCAAGCAAAGGAATCAAGGATGAGCCAGGACCCGTTCTCGCAGTTCCTCTCCGGCGGTCTCGTCGCGGCCAAGTTCCCCACTGTGGGTTACGTGGTTGAGGGCACCGTCACCGCAGCCGCCATGAAGCAGCAGTCTGAGTACGAGGGGGGCGCCCCTAAGTTCTGGTCAGACGGTTCCCCGGCCATGCAGATGGTCCTTGACATGGAGTGCGCCCCGACCGGCGAGACGTGGGAGACCACCCGATACATCCGCAAGGCTCTCCCGGACGACAACGGCATGCGCGCCCTGTACGTCAAGGGCAACTTGCAGAAGGCGCTCACGCAGGCACTGCGCGACGCCAACGTCAAGTTCGAGATCGGCGGACGCCTTCGGGTGGAGCGGATCGCGGACGGCCCGCAGAAGGACAAGCAGCGCCTGCCCGCGTACGAATTCAAGTGCGAGTGGACGGCACCGAGCCAGAACGCAGCAGCCGCCAATGACTTCCTGGGCTCGACTCCGGCAACCACGGAGGAGAACCCGTTCGCCAAGGGCGAGGCTCCCTTCTAGACCACCGAGCGGCCTAGTCAGCCGCTCCCGGGGTGCTCCTCCGGTTACACAGAGAAGCCCGCTCCGTCCCCCACGGAGCGGGCTTCTCGCTGTGCTACTGCTTCTTCTGGACGCTGGCCGTCTGCTTGTCGCCGACCGGCTTGCTCAGCAGGCCGAGCACCAGCACTGCGGCAGCGGAAGCGCCGGCCGTGGCGGCCTGTTGCCATACCGCGAGGTTCAGGACGTTGGTTACGTCCAGCCCGAGGACGCCGATAGCAGCCCCCAGGAACGCCCCCAGAGCGCGCTCCACCAGATCCAGTACGAATGCCTTGCTCATGGGTCAGTCCCTTGCGAGAAGGAAGCCTGTCAGGCTTCGGGAGAACATCGGGAAGACGGCACGGGTGCCGATGGGGTTCGCTTCAAAGATCGCCTTGACCGTGTTGCCGCCGGGGCCGGAGAAGTGATTGACCCCGGTCACCGAGATGGTGCGGTTGCCGTCGACGTTGTTCGGCATCTCGGTGGCGATCGAAGAGGCGATCCAGAAGTTGGTGTACAGGGACAGCTTCACCCACCCGATGCCGAGCCACTGGGGATACTCCACCGTAGCGGTGAAGCCCCACAGTCCGGGGATCATCGGGGTGAACGTGGTCTGGGGCATGAGGCTGGCCGTCGACGCGGCCAGGGCTCCCCCACTGTTCTGCTCAAGCACAGCGTAGGAGACGTCGACCGTGGGGCCGGGGCCGTACTCCTGCCGGTCCCCGCCACCCGAGGCACGGAAGATCGGGCGCTGGATGATGCTGTCCTGCTCGACCTTGATGTCGGTGTCCACGGCTTCGGCCAGCGCCTGCAAGTCCGTGGTGATCCGCATCGGGCTGGTCGGGTCCGGGTACGGGTACCCGCGGTTCGGGGTGACACCCATCAGAACCCTCCCATCAGGTTGGACACCTTGGCAGCCCAGAAGTTGCGGTCCTGGATGTTGATCGATGCGGCCGCGTTCTGCCGCATGACCACCGTGCAGTTCACCGGGGTGATGCCGTCGCAGTACACCATGGACAGCGGATTGATGTACGTCTGCGTGGGACTCGGGTCCAGGGTGTTGCTCGATCCTCGCAGCGTCTGGATACCGCCGCCCAGACCGGCACTGAACGTCAGGGTGGCGCGCACCCCGTAGGTGCCCGCCGTGTTGCTGAGGCCGACGGACGCACCCACCATGTAGAAGCCCTGATCGGTCAGCGTGATGAACGTGTTGTTCACCGCGAGGTCGATCATGTTGTCGTTGTCGAAGTCCTCCCCGACCCACGTGCAGGTGACGTTGGTCAGCGGGGCCAGTGCCTGGTTCGCGATGCCGGAAGCCTTAGCTGCGGGCCGGGTGCCCGCCGCGATCAGGCGATCGGAGAACTGGTCGACGAGAGTGTCGATGTCCGTCGCCATGTCTTGGAAGTACACCTGCGTGTTGGCGATCGGGTCGGTGTACAGCGGGTAGCTGATTCCCCGTGGGGTGTTGGCCGGCATCAGACCTCATTCCTTCGGGCCACAGCGAAGTCCCAGACCAGGCCGGTTGTGTCGGCCACGGTAGAGCGGAGCGCAAGGCGCATCCATCCGGCCACCGGGGCGGTCACCGTGCCGGACAGTGGAGTGAACGGGGGAGCGCCCGCCACGTTGGCGGCCGTTGCAATCAGGGAGTCGGCCGACGACGTGGTCGGGTACAGGTTCGTGTCATTGGCGAACCACAGCGCGTACAGGGCACCCGTCACAGAGACGGGGGCGTTGGTGCCGTAGGACGCGCCGACGTACACCGAGAGCGTCAGCACGTCGCCCACGGCCACGGAGACCGGGGTGCTGTACAGGAAGCTCTCCGCGACGGCCGCCGAGTTGGCCAGCACCAGCGCCGAGTTCCCTCCGTCGACGGCCGCGCTGTCTGTGACAGCGGCCGACGATGTGGAGGTGATGTTGTAGAGGGTCCATCCCGTGGGAAAGGTGCCGGGAGCGGAGTCCTCGAAGCTTCCGTTGCTGATCAGGTTCTCGCCCGCGCCCGCGATCCGGCCGAGGATCTGCCAGGACGAGTCTTGGCGCACGATCGAGACCAGGTCCCCGGCCTGCGGCAGGGACGCAGGGGACGGGGTGACGCCGAACGGCAGGACGTAGCTCGCCTGAAAGGCCGTCCCGCCGACCACGACCGTAGCCGATCCCAGGGTGGCCGCCGCCACGGTGCCGGTCCGGATCTGGGCTGTGGGCCCGGACGACGCGGCGATCGTCTGCGTACTGGAGTTGGTCATCAGTACTTCTCCAGTTGCGTCGCCCAGATGCGCGACGTGTACGTGTACGCCAGCGCGGCCGAGGCGCTGTGCCTCACCTGCGTGCCGAGAGCGGCGTTCGGCTGCGTGACGGACAGCACGGCCGAGGACTGGCACGTGGCCGTGTTCGCGTCGATGACGATTCCCGGGGTCTGGAAGTTGGAGACCGACGCGCCGTTCAGCAGGAAGCGGATACGCGGGGACAGCATGCCCAGTGCGGTCAGGGACGCATACGCGCCGACCCAGTACCGGCCGGGCTCAACGATGCGGATCACACCCGTGGTCAGGTCGGCCATGTTGGGATCGTTACTGAAGCTGTTGACGTTGTAGAACGGGATGAGGTTCTGGCCCACGGCCGCCACGGCCGCGCCGGTCGCGAGGCGCACCGTATCCGGGGCGAACACGAACTCGTTCGCCTCTGCGTAGATCACATCGAGTGCGTCGTCGACCGCTTCGGCCAGATCGCGGAAGTCCGCGATGTCCGAGGCATCCTTGCGGAGCGGCGGATCACACTCCGGATACGGAATGCCGTAGTTGATCGTCGTCCCCATGTCACTCCTCCGAGACCCCGGCGACGCCGGCGGACCGGGTACCGAGAGTCATGGTGTTACCGGTCACCAGCGGGTACGTGATCCCGTCGATGATCTGGTCTGCCGAGTACCCACGGTAGCTCAGCCGCGCCGTATCCCCCGGCTCCATCGTGTAGTCCGGGACGACCCCGGCGGTCCACTGCTCCGTGAGGGCGGTGACCGCGCCGAGCTGAGTCTGCGCGAGCGTCTGCGCCTGCGCCACGGTGAGCGGCGTCTGCACCTTGGTGATCTGGACGACCCGGCCGAACGGCCCGCCGTACCTGGTGGGTGATGTCAGCGTCACGTCGCGCGCGATCCGGCGCACAGGCTCTGTCCCGTCCATGCGCTCGGCCACGACCACCACGGAGTTCGCGGTGCCGTCCCGGGTGATGGACGTGGTGGCCGAGGACATGAGCCCCTGCGGCCCGTCAAGGAACTGCTGGACCACGGGGCCGAGCGTGTAGTTGAAGGGGCGCACCACGAACGATCCGTCGCCGAGCGCGTACCAGCGCCCGCCCACCGCCTGCGCGAGGTCATCGAGCGCCTGCCCACGGTCCTCATCCCACACGAGCTGCGGCGTGGGTGCGTCGTCCGTGGTGTCGTCACCGAACGTGGCCTGAGGGACAGCGGCCAGGATGAGCCTGCGGATCTCATCGAGGACGCTCGCGCTGCTGGATTTCTCCGGCACCTCGAAGCGAGCGGCCACGACGTCGGCGGCAAGGTCGTCCGCCCGGAAGTTCACCGACCCGTTGGCCTGCCTGGCGACGTCGTACACGCGCCCGGTGAAGAGAGGGAAGACCTCTTCGGTCCCGTCGCTGTATCCGGTCCCCGCCGTGATGTGGACGACCGACAGGTAGGGCGAGAACGCGGAGACTGCGGTGCGGGGGAACCACTCGTCCGACAGGGTGAAGTCGGCCGTCCGGGTCACCCTGTCGGTGAGCTGTGCCCTGACCGTGCCGGAGACGATCGGGACGCGCGCGGCCAGGACGTTGCCGTCGATGTCCGTCGCATCGATGTACGCCACGCGGTGGTGCGGCCCGTGCAGGACGGACTTGTATACGTCGGTCGAGGGGAGCACTAGCTCACCGCCGCGATGTACGTCGTGCCGGAGAACACCCGGGACGCCATCGTGATGGATACGGGGAGCGTGGTCTGTGCCGTCGGGCCCGTGGTCCACCGCGCGGTGGACGTGGTGAGCCCGTGGTTCACGATGTCGGCGACGCTGGCCGACACCGCCATGCGGAGGAACTGCGGCGGGGTGGTGCCGTTGGAGAGCAGCGCCACGTAGTACGTGCCCGCCGGGACAGCGACGGGGGCGACCAGCGCCATGTTCTTTTCACCTGTGGTGGTCCATGCCACCGACTGATCCGCCGTGACAGCCAGCCGGGTGCCCGCAGCGTTGTAGAGACCGGCGAAGTTCTGCGCTGCGGTGAGGCCGGACCCGGCGGTGATCGCTGCCTGGTGGATCGTGCTGATCGTGGCTGCGGTCACCAGGTCGATTCGCTGCATATGCACGGTGCCCGACGTGAGCGCCGTAGCGGCCCCCGACAGCGCAGGGTCGAGGTTCATAGCGATGAACGTCGTCGCTGCGGTCGTGAGCGCACCCTGCCGCTCGATCGCGGTGATGCGCCCGTCCTGGCTGGTGAACGCTGAGTTGACCGGGGCACCCCATCCCAGGGACCCGATCGGGATCGGTGTGTACGTCATGTCTTATCCTCCGTCGCCGAATGGTCCGTCGCCGAACGGGCCCATACCGAACCCGTCGAGTTCCGGGGGTGTCGCCGGGCACAGAACCTCGCCCTGGAGAAGGTCCAGGAACGTGCCGGGCGTCGAGTCGAACGCCGCGTAGGTGGGGAAAGCGTCCTCGACCGCGCACCAGTTGGCGCACGCCGTGCCCTGCACCGGACCCAGCGGCCGGTCGACGACCTCGAACGGCACCGACCAGGCCCGGATCGGGATGCGCTGGTCGCGCGACCCGTACACCATCTTCAGGGTGCCCGGCTGGAGAAAGTGGTCGTGCCAGCCGTACTCGGTCGGCAACTGGAGCAGGAGCGGGCCGCCCGCCGTGAACAGGTCGTACACGCGGTCGATGGCGTCGAGGGTGCGGGTGAAGAACGTCATCGAGCCGGACGCGAACTTGCGGCGCGCCCACACATCGGCCGGCGTCTCCGAGTTGAGCACCGGGAAGAGCCCGGCATCGGAGTCCTGGTCGATGTCCCCGAGGCCGCCCCAGATGAACTCGGGGTCGGGTGTGGTGCAGCCGGTCGCGTGCCCGTCCGTGATGTCGCAGAAGTCGAGGACGATGTCCGCCCACGGCCGACCGGGGTCCTTCAACCACACCCCGGTGAACGGGGGGATGGTGGCGGTCAGGTTGATAACCCCGCCGGTCTGCTCCCCCGTGACGCGGTACCAGATCGGCACCCCGATGGGGGCGGTCGAGTCGACGTAGACGCCGATCTCCCCCAGCAACGGGACGTGCTCGGCCAGGGTGATGAACCCCTCGGTGGCCGACGTGGTGGACCGCTCGACCGTCATGGTCGTGTTGGTGCCGGGGGACGCCACGAAACTGACTGTGAGGGTGACGTCGTGGGACTCGATGGGCGGCGGCACTAGAGCCTCACTCCCTGTGCGGCAACGCGGGCGTTGCGCTTGTTTGCGGCCTCAACCCGTGTGGTCACGAACTGGTCCACCGCTTCGTTCCCGATGGTCACCAGGATAGTGGGGGCCAGCACGTTGCTTGTGCTCGGGGCGGTGACGGAGGAGATGGTCTGAGTGAACCCGGGCAGCGCGCCCGTGATCCCCTGGAACTCGGCCTTCACCCGGGGGATCGCCTTCTGGATTCCCTTCAGGAACCCGTCCATGACCATCACGCCGGACGGGATCAGCAGGGAGCGGTCCGTGTCGGCCGGGCCCTTCCAGTCCGGGATCTTGGACGTGATGTCGCCCAGCTCACTGATCAGGCCACCAACCCGGGACTGGATACCGTCGATGAGCCCCGAGATGAGGCTCGCCCCGGCACTGAAGAGGAGACTCCCGAGGTTCCCGAGCGCACCGCGCAGGCGGCTCGGCAGGCTGGACAGTGTGGCTACCGCCCGGTCGGACATGCTGCGCACCCCGTCGACGAACGAGGATGCTCCCTCACTCACGCGCGAGCGCAGCGTGGCGACGTAGCCACTCAGGGTGGCCGAGACGCGACCCGCCATGTCGGAGAAGAAGTTGACGATGCGGTCCCGCATGGCGCCCACTGCCTGCGAGGCGCTGGATGTGGAGTCGAAGAAGTCCCCGCGCAGCGCGTCGACCAGGAATTGCACGGCCGGCACGACCACCGTGCGGAAGATCGCGGCCAGTCCGGTCAGGAGCACCGCGAGCCCGGCGATCACCACGGTGGCACCCTCAGTGATGACCGGCATCAGATGCGCGCTGAACGCCAGGGCCATTTCGAGTATCTGCGCGATGACCGGGGCGACGGCCACCAGCAGGAGCGCGAGCTGCTCTCCGAGGGACGCAAAGGCCGGGGTGAGCTGCACCAACTGTTCAGTCAACTGCGGCATGATCTCTTCCGCGAACTGGACGAACGGCGGGAGGATCGTGGCCACGATGCCCGGCAGCTCGGCCAGGACCGGCAGCAGCACGGCCGCGAGCAGGTCCGCGAACTGCTGGATGAACGGGGTCATCGCCTCGAACACCGCGCCGAACGCCTCGAACTGCGGGACCAGGACCGGCAGGATCTCCGCGATCAACTGCGCGGCCAGGGTCACGATGGGGAGCAGCGCGACGACCAGCTTCCCGAACGCGTCGGCCAGGCTGACCAGGACTGGTCCCAGCGACTTGAAGATGTCCGTCAGGGCCGAGCCCAGCACGGTCACCAGTTGCTGCGCCGGTTCGGCGAGCTGGATGATGACCTGGCCGATCGTCTCCAGAGCAGTCGCGACCAGCGGGCCGACGGTCTTGTAGATCAGGGCCATGGTAGCGGCCAGATCCCCGAGCGCGGTCTGGAAGGTCTTGCTCGCCGTGACGTCCTTGAAGCCCTGTGACAGCTGCTCCAAGGTGTCGAACAGTCCGGCCCCGTCAACGGTCACAGCACCGATGATGTTGCCGAGGCCGGAGAAGATGTTACCGCCCACGCGGCCGAGCTGAGCGATTGCGTCAACCGCGTCATTGATCGCACCCTCCAACGCCCCGGACTTGAACGCCCCGGACAGTTGCTCAGAGACACGATCTGCCACCTTCGCAACAGCGGTCGTGATGCGGTCGAACGCAGGCGCGGCGGCAGCGGCCAGCTGTGTGAAGCCAGTAGCGACTTCGGCGGGCACACCCTTCAGGTTGTCGAGGCCGGTCGTCGCGCCCTTGAGCGCGGCTCCCAGGGTGCCGTCTGCGGACAGCCGTACGGCCGCCTGCGCCACGCTGATGCCCATGGCGTTCAGGCTGGTCGCCGTATCCGTCAGGGCGGTGTGCACGATCGGCAGAGCGGTGGTCGCCAGGGCCGTCACGGCCTGATCGAAGTTCTTGAAGAGGTTCTCCTGCACGTCCAGTTGCAGGCCCTTGAACGTGTCCTTCAGGCCGATGATCTCGGTAGCTGCGGCCTTTGCCGACGGGGACAGATGGTCGAGGGCTTCCTTGACCTTGGCCATGTCGGCGTCCGGCTTGAACGCCTCCGTGATCGCGTCGCCCACCCCGAGGAACCCGAGCTTCAGAGTCTGCGTCGCGAGCTGCATGGCCAGGATGCCGGACGTGGCCACGGCTGCGGCCGGCAAGATCTGCTGAGCAGCCGCCGCCACACCCGCCAGGAGCGGTACGGCGGTACCGGCTGCTGCGCCGGCCAGGCCGATGTTCTTGCCGAGGGAGCCGAGCGCTCCGGCCACAGCGCCAATATCGCTGAGCAGCCGTCGGCTGATCTCGACGTCAATCTCGATGTCGGGGGCCGTGGCGTTGGTGACCGCCACCAGCTCGTCCACGTCGCGAGTGACCTGGCGCAGCGAGGCGGGCCCGTTCAGGGCTGCCGTCAGGAGCAGGTCGTCTACGGTTCCGCCGGTGTCGACTGTGTTGACCAGGTTGTCGAGGTCGCGTGTGACCGCCCGAATGGACGCCTGCTGGTTGAGGGCGGCCTGAATCAGCAGATCATCCGCTCCGGCCTGCGCCCCGCTGATCACCCGGGCCAGGTCGCGATCGATCTGATTCAGGGCGGTGGTGGTGTTGAGGACCGCGTTGACATCGAGGTCGCTCATGTCGGCCTGTGCCGCGAGCAGAACCCGGTTCAGGTCCCGTTCCAGATCGGGCAGTGTGCGGGTGGCATTGACGACAAGGTCAACCTCTGCTTGCGAAGTCACGGCCCCGCCTCCTTAACTCATGCCCGGTGTGCTGCGGGCGTTGGCGACCATCTGATCAAACGACATGTCTCCCCAGTCCGAGTCGGCCTCCACGCCCTCAGGTACCTCGTCGAGCGCGGCGTCGAACTTGAACTGATCTTTGTCTGACGTGTTCTGCTTGAGCATGACGTAGACGGCCGACACCCATTGGGTGACCGTCAGCGCCCACGGGTCCAGCCCTGCCAGTGTGGCGCGCCCAACGATGAGATGGTCGTTCGACAGCATGAGCAGCCGGTACGCCTGCCACCAGGAGAACCCGGGGATGGCCTCGGTCATGAGTGCATAGGAGGCTTCGGTCAGCTCTTCGTACGTGAGCGTCCGCAGCGCCAGGCTCTCCCGTATGGTCTCGCGCGTCGTGGGCCGTGCGAGGGGCATCAGGATGCCCGAGGGCCCCGTTGTGTCGTTGGCCGCAGCGATCCATTCGGCCGCGCACCGGTGCGGCACGTGGACGAAAGATCCCTGAAGCTCCACCACAACGGGGTCCGGGCCATACGGGGAGCGTGTCACTCGGCCGACACGGCCTTGAACGTCCCCGGGATCTCCACAGATGTGGCGGTTCCGGGTGCCGACTTGGCGGATTTCTCCAGGATCTTCCCGAAGAGCGCCATGACGTCTTCGATGCTGACTGTCTTGCGCGCCAGGCCGTCTCGGATGAGCGCCCACTCATCCGGCCCCACGCATCCCTCGACGACCAGGAGGATCGTCATCACACCGCCGGAGGCAAGGTCGCCGTTCTCATCCTTGGGCATGGTGCCCAGCGCCACGGTCTGCCCGACGCTCACCGTCTCCACCGTGATCGATCGCCCGTTGAACCTGGTCTTGAAAGTCTTGTCTGTGTCCATGCCCTCAGGGTATCCGTCAGGTGATGCGGAGGCGGTACGAGCGCGAGGCCGCTACCTCGCGCAGCGCCCGGTCCAGGAACGGCCGAGCACGGGTTCCCGGGTGGTGTACCACCTTGGCGTAGACCACCCGGCCGCCGACCACGAACCGCAGGGATCCGCCCGGCCGCCTGGGCTTGATGATGTGCGGCCGGGTCCCGTCGTTCACGAACGGGGCGTAGTAGACGTCCGAACCGATCGTGTAGCGGGAGCGCAGCGCGAGGTTCCTGCGCTGCTCAATCCTGATCGACGCCCGCAGCCGCCCCGTATCCACCGGAACCAAAACCTTGGCCCGGTTCATGACCTCCCTGGCCGCTATCTCCAGTTCGTTGCGCGACGCTCCCCGAATCGTCCGGTTCAGCGCTGCCCGGTCCAGCCTCACTTGCGGCATCGTCCAACTCCGATCGGATCAGGCCGGCGCGCTCCCACCCCTGCACCTTGGCGTCATACTCGGTGCGCACCACGTCGCCCCTGTACAGGCCGTTGAACGAGATCAGCACGGTGACGGTGGCCATGGCATCCGCACTCTTGACCGTCTTCTTACGCGACACTGGGGCACCCACAGTCATAGTCGATGATCATGGTCATTACGCCCTTGACGCAGTTCCCGTCCGGACCCTCCGGCAGATAGTCACCGGGGACCGAGACCGGGCCGTAGGGCAGAGCGTTGAACGTCTCAGTGGCACAGCAGATCGCCGACTCCATCGCGAGCTGATCGGAGTCCATTTTCAACGCCACTTCGGTCCACGCCGCGCATGACGGGCCCGCGCCCACCGTGCCGAAGGGGATGCAGCGGGCCGTACCCATCTCCAGAGTGATGCGGCGGGCGCTGTTGACGCAGTTCCCCGTGCCCGGACCGTCCGGGTCCGCAAGGGAGTCCACGGACGCCACACGCACCCACGCAAGGCCCGTGCAGCACTCGTCCTCGCTGGTGCCCAGGGTCGGATCAACACGCTCCCCGAAGCGCAGGCAGACCTTCTCGTCCGGGATGGGGAACGGGCCCGCAGCGATCTGCTCACCGAGACACTGGAGCAGGATCTGGGCGAACTCCACCGGGCGCGTCACAACGTCACCTGGCGAGGGTCGCGCACGTCGGGGGAGAACACCCGGGGCCGGGCCCTCAACTGACCGGGGTTGTACGCCCGGATGAACAGGTCGACCTCCTGAATGCCGGTCAGACCGTTATCCAGGAGCGCCTGCGGGTCGGCCACCTGGACTTCAACACCGTTGCGGGACAATGAGATCAACTGCTCCGGCAGGGAGCAGCCCTCACCGCCCGTGCAGGCTTTGGCGAACTCGCACGCGAGACGACCTGCCGCAATGGCGCCTGCGGCCGGCAGCGCCTCGCCGGGGCGCAGGGTGACGGACCAGGTGTTCTCGTCGGTGTCGGGGAGGTCGAGGTTCTGGCACTCCGGCCAGCAGTCGCCGTCCGTGCGCACGAGGATGTTGCCATCGTCGAGGCGGTACGCGGACGGGTCGACGACGACCCCGTCGACGATTACCTCCACTACCTCCGCGACCGGCCACGGCATGCGCGCCTCACACGTCGCCCGGCAGCGGCAGGCGCCCGCACAGGTGCAGTTGCGCCACACGCCCCCGTCGACGAACGGGATCATCCATGGGTTGCCCGCTCCGCTCATGGCCGGCGAGCCCACCGGGAAGGTGAGGTACCCGCCGAACCAGCCGCACCGCGTACCGCAGGGGCGCAGCTTCACGGGGCACTGGGCGAACCGGCGGCCGGTCAGAGCGTTCAGGATCTCCGTCGCCCATGCGGCGGATGCTTCCTGTACCTCCGGGGTGTAGTCGTCCCACCCTGTACAGCAGGTGGTGCTGATCTCCCACGCGCAGACTGCCCCGGGTACGGGTGTGCTCATACCGACCGCCTCTTTCTCATGCGTCCCGAACGGCCGCCGTGAACGTGGCGTTGAGCCACACGGTGCCATCTTCGCAGTACCTGACGTAGGTGCTGCCTGCCCTTGTCGCGGCTGCATCGAAGAAGTCCGGATCGACCCCGTCGAGTTCTGCCCACGCCTCTCGCGTCATCCATACACAGCTGGGCTGCATACTCACTCCCTGTGACGAGAGCCCGCCCCGCCATGGCTTGGGGGACGGGCTCTCTCCCAGAGTAGGGCTACCTGCTACGGAGCGGGGAGCACAACCGCGCCACAGGCCGCAGTCGGCAGCGGAGCGTTCGTGAACTGGAAGTGGCCGTGCTGGGTCGCCGTGATCGGCGAGACCAGCGGGCCCGGGGCGAACGGGGTGAGGACGTCACGCACGACGTCGTATGGGCCGACACCCCAGCCGGAACCGGCACTGGTGCGGGCCGTGAGCGACAGCGTCAGGCCTGCGGCCGCCACGGTGTACTCGTTGAGCTGCGCCTGTACCACGTAGGGGTACAGCCAGTAGCCGAAGTTCTCGAACCCGCCCTCGGTGCAGCCCTGGCCCTTGATGCCGGACCAGACCTCCAGTGCGAAGTTCGCCGTACCGAGCGTCGCGGTGTCCCAGCGGAAACCGACATCGTTCGGGGTGGGCGCCGCGTCGTCGACGACCAGCGGCGCACCACTGATGATGTTGATCGCGTCCGGATCGATGTTGCAGAAGTCCATCTGGAGCGTCAGCCAGCGGAGCGCCGGGTCCGACTGGTCGTCGACGCAGAGATCCCCGTTGGCATTGGTGACCGAGATGTCTTCCTGGTCCTGGTAGACGGGGGTCGCCACGACCTGCACGAACCCGGACGTGACGAGCGTGGCGGCGGGTCCGGGGACCACCAGTCCACAGTCGTCCAGACGGGTGAGCCGCATGACGCGGCCACGGGACATGGCACCGCACTGAGTGGGCATCAGGCATCTTCCTTACTCGCGCGCGGCTTGCGCGGCCGCTTCGGTGGGTTGAGCGCTTCGGCCACGTAGGGGGCGACCAGGAACTCTTGGCCGCCCTTGACCGTGCGGACGTGGGCGGGGTCGGTGGCCACATCGAGCAGCGCCCGAGCGGTCTCGGCCACCTCCCCCGGGGCCGGGATGACGGTCGTCCAGTCGGCGCCGATCATTACGGCACCGCCGGAGCTGCGGTCGTGGCCGGAGCGGCGACCGGGATCTGAACGGCGAAGATGTCCGGGCAGTCCCAGGTGACCGCGTAGACACGCTCAGCGAGCACGTCCCACTGGTTCAGCGACCGGTCCAGGGTCTGGCCGGGCGCCGGCTGCGGAAGGATCTCCGTACGCCAGATGGTTGTCTTGCCCGTCATGAACGCCCACACGAACCCTGCTGCGGGGGCGACGTCGTCCGGTCCGGTGATGTTGTAGCCGGGGCCGAACGACCAGGTGGAGCCGAGCGGGGTCTTGAGCAGACCCCCGTCACGCACCACCAGGTTGGAGTAGGCGGCCGCCGCGTACGCCTGAGTGTTCACATGGATGGTGCCCATGTACCCGTAGACGTCGTAGAACGCTTCCTCCAGCGCTGCGATGGCCGTTCCGGCACCGGGGGCCGCCGGAGTCACGATCGTCGCTCCTGAGGCCGTCAGGGTGGGCGTGACGGTCGTCAGACCGGCCCCGTCCCACACCACGGACTCCACGACTTCCTGCTCGGCCGTGGTGAGCTGCTGCCGCACTGCGGACAGCATCTCTTCACCGGTGCGCCCGACAGCGCCACAGCGCTTGCGCGCGATGACCCAGAACGGGTCGGCCTCCATCAGGTCCGAGCCCTCGGTGAAGGGCTTGACCGGAGACAGCGCACACGTCTGGTCGTAGGTGTTGGCGCCACCGCAGTGATCGGACAGGAAGCTCAGACCGGACGCGATGATGCGGTTGTCCATCGGGAGGATCGCTGCGGCAGCGGTGAAGATGCCGTACCGCAGCAGCCCGACGGGCGGGGTGGCGATGAGCTGGTTGTTGTTGGTGATGATCTTTGCCATGCGTCCACTCCTCTCCGGAGAAGGTGGCCGCCGCTATGGACGGAGCGGCGGCCACCGGTCGGGAGGGTTACGCCTCGGTGGTGCAGTTGATCGAGGCGGCACCAGTGATACCGCCGACGCAACCGGCAGCGGTGTACAGGCGCAGACCGGGGCACGGGTAGATGGGCGCGAAACCCTCCTCCGCGAACAGGGCCGTGAACTGGTTGGTGGCCAGGCTGGCCGCGTCGTAGACGTTGGTCAGCGTGACGACGTCCTGACGGGCGACCGCGACCGAACCGGCCGGGTAGGCCAGGAACTGGACCGAGGACGGCAGCGCGGTCATGTACGGCGCCGTGGCGTCGCCACCCGGGAAGGCGGGGGCCAGCGCGCCACCGGTGATGAGACCGTCCTGCCAGCCGCGCACGAACTGCGGGCGGACACCGCGCGTCGAGAAGAGGGACGCGATGGTCGAGTCCTGGACGTTGAGCAGGTCGACGCCGGTCCGGCGCGACAGGTCCGCACGAATCTGGGCGATGACCCAGTACGGCAGAACGATCTCAAGCGTCGAGTTGAACGGCATGAGCTGCTGATAGATGAGGTCGGTGCGCGCGAGCTCGACGGCCGCGAGCAGGCTGGACGTGAAGGAGTCGCCGGGGCCGCCCGCCGGGGTCGGGTCCGGGTTGGCGAACACGGTGGCCGCACCAGCGGTCGTGATCATGTTCGCGAGGATGATGCGGTTCATCTCCTGCTCGTGGGCGGCCAGGAGGCCGTCCTGCCACAGGTTGACCAGCTCGGGGAAGCCGGCCGCCTGGAGGAAGCTGACCCGGATGCAGAGCGCCATGACGTCCAGGCGCCGGTCCGTGAAGGCCGGGCAGGGGATGACGGAGCAGGTCTTGACGGTGTCGGCGATGACCTGCGCTTCGGTCAGGAAGTTCGAGCCACCCCCGACGGCCACGGCGTTGGCATAGATGTCCGCGAACGACGGCTCGTCGGTGTAGTTCAGGCCGCCGCGCCTGGCGGTGACGGTCGGCAGGTCGAGGATGCCGGTCGAGCCGTCCCACATGCGGCACAGGTCGTACACGTTCTCGGACGGGGCGCACCAGCCGGCGGCGGCCGTCAGGCTCATGCCGGAGTCCACGTTGTGCTGCCACTGCTTGGCGAGCGAACCGCCGTGCAGGCGCGCCTCGGACCGGGCGTGACGGAGAACTTCCATCTGCCGGTTGTTGTCGTCGCGCGGCTCGATGGTGAACTCGGCGCCACGGTCGCGCTTGAACTGGGCGACCGCGTGACGCGCACCCTGGCCGCCGCCGCTACGCCCGTACTGCTCGGCCGAGGCGATGAGCGCCTGGCTGATCTCGGTCAGGCCGTCGTACTCCTGGCCCGCGCTCTTGCCCGTGAAGCCCGCGGCGTCGGAGGAGACGAACGCGGTGATGGTGGTGCCGGGGGACGCCTTGATGACCTCGGTCGGCAGGATCGGCTGAGCGGCCATCTGAGCAACGCTGGGAACGGCGACGGCCGCAGACACCTGGACGGGGGCGACAGGCTCCACAGCGGGCGCCTGGACGGCCTGCGGGGCCACGGGGGCGGCGCGGTCCGGGAGGGCGGTGAACTTGGAGCGGGTCTCGGCCAGTGCGGCGGCTGCGGTCTCGCGCGCCGTGATCGCCTCGGAGACGACGTCCACGTGTGCGGAGAGGGTCGAGAGCTCGGCGGACTCGTCGACGCTGAGGGCGTCCTTGGCGGCCAGTTCGGCGCCCCGGGTCTTGGCGGTCTCGTACGCGGCGTAGAGCGCGGCGTCGTCGAGCGCATCTGCGCTGAACGCGACCGGCTCGGTGGGCTTGATCTCTTCGGACATGACGGGAGCCTCCATAGGCGCGTCGGGACGGATGGTCACATCACCTGACGGCCGGCTCTCAGCTCAGCACCGAAGGGGTGGGGCTCTTCAGTTGTGGCGACGGGCCCGGCTCTCAGCTCAGCAGCTCGTCTGCGCCCAGCATACGCGTCACGCTCTGTGGGGGTCGGATCGTCACAGAGAGCAAGATCTTTTCAGGGCGGTTACCGTGGTTACTTCTCGAATTGTTAAACCTCGGGTGGAATCTCAAAATCCTGGTTAACCATCGGAGAAGTAACCGCAGTAACCGGATCTTCAATTGCAGGTCAGTGGGGTGGCTTCGTGATCGTGGTCAGTCTTTGTACCAACCAAACCATGGTACAAAGTAACGGAATGGTCACGGCCCATGTTGGAGCAAAACGGACAGAAGAGGGGTCCGACGAAGATCATCCGCCGGACCCCTCTCCGCAACTGTGCGTAGTTACTTCTCCTTCGGCACTGCCTTCAGAGTCGCCCGCTTCCCCGCCGCGTTCTTCGCGATCCACATCCGCGCATCCGCCACCGACGCACCCCGGTAGACCTCCACCCCGTCAATGCTCACCGCCTGATCGCTGGTCGCCTTCGCCCCGCCACAACCGCACCCCATGTCACTTCCCCTTCGCGTTGAGCCACGCCCACTTGGCGCGCGCTGCCATCATCATGTCTTCCGACTCCTGCGCCTGGTCGGGCAGGGCTCCCTCCACAGGCTTGATCCCGAACGTGCCGATGAGCGAGCGCTGCACTCCCAGCGCGAAGCTGACCCGCGCTCGCGGCACCGGGAAGCCGGGCGTGTTCACCGAACACACCGCGATCATCTCCAGTGACCCGCCGATGCTGCGCCAGTCCCCCGACACCGGGCTCGACATGAACTGTTCGCGCCGCGTCGGGTCCGCCGATGGGAGCAGCCAGCCCGCAACCCAGATACCGAACTCGTCCTCCCCGGCGACCACCTTTGCCACCGCAGCGCCCACGTTGTCGTAATGCTCTGCTGCGGCCATGAAGCCCAGCGAGGCATCCGCGTGCCCTCCGCCCACCGTGAGCGTCCCCACGGGCAGCACAGCCCCGTCCTGGACCCTCTGAGTGCCGACGTGGAAGTAGGAGTACCCGGTCGGGCTGGTCGGTGCCGTCACGCATCCCGGCATCCCGACATGGCACTGACCCCACGGCGCAATGTGGCCGAACACCCGGCCCGTGTCCGTCACCGTGAGCGGCGTGACCCGGTCCACGTCCGGCGCAGCGAACCACTCGGCCGGCGGCAGCACTTCCGCGACCGAGGCCGAGGCGGCCAGGGCGAAGGGAGCATCCCTGTCCATGCGCCCATAGATGCCCCTCAGTACCCGCTGCATGGCCTCCGCGTCCTGGGGCGCCCCGTTGCCCCTCGCGCCCTGCGTGGCGGCCGCAGCAGCGAACACACCGCGAGGCACGATGGTCAGCGTCCCGTCGATGACGTCCGCGATCCCGAAGCCGTAGGCGCCGCGCGTCTCGGGATTGGCGTCGTCGTCCTTGCGCAGGAACGCCCTGGCGTAGCGCGCCCAGTCCGTAGTGTCCCCGTCGGTCGCCCATGCGAACACCCGGCCCGCAGCCGCTGCTCCGTCCCACGGCCGCGCCTCATCGGCGATCGGCATGTCTGCCCACCCCGTGGTGCGCACCGAAGCCATGAGGGAGTACACCAGCTCGTAGGAGGGCTCTGTCGGCTCGACGGGCAGCGGGTCCAGGGTGAGGGACACATCGGCGAACGCGGGGATGGCTACCAGCGTCGCGCCGGCCACCCGCCACCGCGTGATCGTGGCGTTGCCGTCCTCGTCTGCCACGTACTCGATGTCGTCCAGGTCGACGGACGGGCCGATGACGCCCGCTTCGATGGAGTCGATCGCGTAGAAGGAGTAGGCCGACTCCTCCAGCAGCGACCCTGTAGCCGTGACCATGCCGTTGCCGATGGACAGGGTCTCGATGCGGCCGATCACGACGGACCCGCCGTGCCCGTCCCCGGTCTCGCGCTGGTACAGCAGCGGCAGCGGGAGGTCCCGGCTTGATCCCCCGCCCTCTGCGAGCAGTCGCCCGTCTCCGGTCGGCACGCCCAGCCGGGCGAGCACCGCGCTCCATGTGCGTGCCATGGTCACTCCTCTGTTCGGAACTGTCGGTCGGTCCAGTCGATCTGTTCGCCGAGCACGATCGGGAGCATGGTGCAGCGGCAGTTGATAACCTCTCCTGCCGGGCCGGTCGGGTCGCCCGGGAACATGAGCTGCGCCCCGCCCACCCGGAAGGGCTCGGTGAGGAGCGTGCGCTGCTTGTCGGCTGCTGCGTGGGTCGGGCGGGTACGGGTGTCCTCAGTGGCGAGCCACAGCTTGAACGGCGCCGGGTCGCCCCGCTGCTGGGCATCGAGCTGCGCTCCCCGGAAGACGCCTGCGTTGACTGCGCCCATCGTCTCGGTGCGTGCCACGGTCACGGCCCGGTTGGTCCAGCGCTCCGATCCGGTGGCGGTGAGGATCTGGTTGACGCCCGCTGTGACCTCCCGGATTCCGTCTCCCTCCCGGATGCCGCGCTCGATCTCAGCGACTACAAGGCTGTAGACCTCGTCAGGAATTCTCACCAGACGGTTACCGGCTGTGTTCAGATATGACTGTACGTAGCTATCTGTGATCGGATCGCCCGCCCCGGTGACCCGCCGGAACGCACCGCGCAGAGTCTGAGCGATCGTCGGCAGCACCCGGACGTTCACCTCGTCCGTCCAGAACGCCTGTGCGTCCGACACACGGCCCGGGTCGAGGTTCTCGCTCCCGGACACCACGCCGGGCCTGACGCGGTCCAGGAAGCGGCTCAGGGCCCGGAACCAGGCACGCCCCGTGCGCAGCTCTCCGTCCGTGATGATGCTCAGTGCGCGCAGCCTTGCGGGCAGATGCGGGTCACGGCCCGGTGGGGTGCTCACGGGCGCCGCGTGACGTGGCGCAGATCCCGAGTCAACACAGCCCGGTCATGCGGCTTGCACGCGTTCATGAGGCCGATCACGTGTCGGCGCAGCACGTACTCAAGATCGCCCGCGTCCAGCCCGAACGCGTCCGCCACCTGGGTCACGAACTGGAACGACCCTTCGAGCAGAGCGTCGTCACTGGCAACGCTGGACCCGATCACCGTGTGGAGTTCGTGGCGGGGTGTGCTCGTGAACTGGCCCCGGTTCTGGTTGGTCAGCAGCCGCCCTCCCACACGCGACAGCGCATCGAACACCAGAAGCTCAGCCGCCGCCGTGAGCCCGGTGGTGTCGGCGTCGGGCTCGGTCTGTGCGGCGGGCAGTGCGCGGGTGTCGGCCGGCGCAGCGTCTACAGCGGTGTCGACAATGGGAGCCGCCGAGGTCGCGGCCGGCCGGGCGGGCAGTCCGAGCATGGCCGCGTACTCCGGGACGGCCAGCAGCGTTGGATCCAGCTTGGTCAGCTCGAACAGGCGCCTCACTTCCAGCTCATCATCGGACGGGATGGCATCGTCGGGGATGCCGGAGGCGATGCGCCGTGCATCGTCCGAGATCAGGTCGTTGTCCCAGAGCCAGTTCTGGTCCTCGGTGGCGTCCGGCCGCTTGACGATCGCGGCGGTGTCCCAGTCGATGACGTACCGCTCGACGTCCGTGATGCCCATGGCCCTCAGTGCGGGCCGGAACCAGTGCTCGGTGAGCGCGTCGGCGATGCGCTGTAGCAGCGGCTCGATGTAGATCTTGTACGTGGACTCCTCCACCTGCCAGGCGGACCAGTGATTGGCCTCGGACTGGGTCCCCGCCGCGACGTCCTTGGGCATGTCCAGGGTGACCGCGAGGCGGTTGAGCGCGTTGTTCCTCAGCTCCACGACTTCACCGTCGAGGGCGGTGGTGAAGTCGATGTGTGACTTGGACGCGACGTCGATGAACTCGGACGGCATCTCGATGAGGATGGGTGCCTGCGCTCCTGCGGTGCCCGGATTGGACAGCGAGGCCTCCATCGCCTCCATGATGTACCGCGCGATCGCGGTTGCCTTCGGGACCCCGTCAGCAGCGGGGAAGTCGGCCTCCTGCGGGTAGAGCCAGATCCCGTTGGAGGCAAGGCGGCTGTCGAGCTTGGCCGCGATGTTCATCGAGGCCTTCTCGATCTCCCGCAGGATGGGCAGCGCCGGGCGCACGGCGGTGTCGGCCTTTGCCTGGTCGTTGGGGTGCGGGGACCAGACGCGGAAGAGCCGGTCTCGGGCGCCGAGGCTGACCGGCAGCATGGTCATGGGGTCGATGTACGTCCACGAGCCGCCCTTGACGGTCACCTTCTGCCCGGACAGCACGAGCCACGTGTCCGGCATGACGACGCCCTGACGGTCCGGGGTGGGGCGCACCACGACGAACAGCTCCCCGGGGATCTGCCAGCACACCGCGATGGTCTGGAGGAGCTGGGCCCGCTGCGACGCGCCACCGAGGATCATCGCGGCGACGCGCTGTACCCGCTCGTCCTCGGTCGGCCCGGTGACGAGCTGCGTGTCCTGGTCGATCTCCGCTGCGAACGGCGTCGCCTGGCTGCACGCGTTGGCGATGAAGGTGACGGGGGAGCGCAGCTCACCCACCGCGTCGAAGAAGTACCAGGCGTCCGTCTGCCACCCCTCGACGGTCTGTGCCCGGCGCAGGTTGCCGACCTGCCGGACCTCGGGCCCGACCAGGGGCATGGCTGCGGCCAGCACCGCCTTCGGGGGTGCCGTCTCGTTCTTGCGACGGGCGAACAGAGCCATCACTCACCATCCCTTGATGCCAGGAACCCGGCAACGTAGCTGAACGCCAGTGCCGCAGTGACGGCCGTGAATGTCATGGTGTCACCCCAGAGCCACCAGGCCCCTGCTGTGGCCGCTCCCACGTAAGTGCTGACGCACCAGTCGCAGACGATGAGGTAGGCCAGCAGGGAGCCGTCTGGCAGCGCGCGGACCGCTCGTCCCCGGGGCGCCTGAGTGATGCGGTCCGTGGTGACGAGACGGGTGAGCCGGGCAGTGGCCAGGGCTGCGAGTACGAACGTGATCGTGTCCATGTGTCACCATCCTCCCGCACCGGGGGCGCGGCGCGTGGCCAGGAGCAGCGCCGGGGATGCGACGGTCACCTTGCCCATGTCGAATCGCTTGGTCAGATAGGCGACCAGGTGCACGGCGGCGTCGACCCGGTCGGGTGATTTGGGGTCCTCATCCGGGATCCACGTCGTGTACTGGTCCTCCAGCTCGCCGAACACGCCGACGTGGTGAACGCGGCCCTGCTCGTACTTCATGACGACGGGCTGCGCGCGGAGCTGTTTGCCGAGGCTGGCCCACACCTCCTGGAGCGGGGGGTTGCCGGTCCCGCCGCGCTCCTTCCAGACCTTGGTCAGGACCTCCTTCACCCACCCCTTGCCGAAGTTGTCCTCATACACGAGCACGTCCGCGTCGGTGGCGTCGACCAGGTCCCAGGCGCGCGAGGCTGCTTCCTGCGGGGTGAACTTCCCCGAGGCATCGTGCGTGATGTAGGCGTGACCGTCCGGCCCCTGGCCGCCCGCGATGAGGCCGGTCTCGTCCCGTCGGCCGGTACCCGCCGGGTCCATGGCGACGACGCGGAGCAGTAGATCGGGGCAGGCGTCGACCCGGCCGGCATCGATGACGGCCCGCGCGAGCAGCGCGCCGGGGAGGTCGTCGAGGATCTCGGCGTCGAGTTCCTGTCGGCCAAGGGTGGTGCCCTCATACCGGGCCACGACGGCCCGGCGGAAGGTGGGCGCCAGGTTGGACAGGTTGTCGTATGTCGAGCCGCGCACGGTATAGCAGCGCGGGTCCTTGAGCATCGCCTTGATGAGTGGCAGCGGCCGGGGTGTGGTGGTCGCCAGGATCTGGGGGTGTTCGCCGAGGCGCAGCCCCATCAGCATCATGTCCCACGCGTACTGGAGGCGCCGCCACGCGGCCAGCTCATCTGCCCACGCGTAGTGGTGCTGCGGTCCTCGGATGCGGTCCGGCTCGTCGGCCGAGTAGAGCATCTGGATCGCACCGTTGGGGTAGGTCAGCTTGCGCTTGGACG